GGTTAAGAATGATCGTAAAAAGAACAATTTAGAAACATTCATGAATATGGAAATGGACACCCCCTACGATGGGATACAAGAGGGTGGGAATAAATTAAGTGAGGAAAATCTAGCTAAATTTAAGACAACTGGACATGATAATCCTTCTCTGGTAACTGAAAAACAATCACGTCCCCCCAAAAAGCATGCACTCAAACTAAAACCGCAAGCAGCCCAATACAATATCGTCCTTGAAGATGATGATAAGGAAACAACAGATGAGCCGACTGAGACTGAGTCAGATAAGGAAAAAGTAAACGACTCAACTGAGAAGGTTCAAGAAGAAACAACAACTGAGAAGGTTCAAGAAGAAACAACAACGGAAACGGTTCAAGAAGAAACACCAGCTGAAAAGGTTCAAGAAGAAACACCAGCTGAAAAGGTTCAAGAAGAAACACCAGCTGAGACGGTTCATGAAGAAACACCAGCTGAGACGGTTCATGAAGAAACACCAGCTGAAAAGGTTCAAGAAGAAACACTAACTGAGAAGGTTCATGAAGAAACACCAACTGAGAAGGTTCATGAAGAAACACCAACTGAGAAGGTTCATGAAGAAACACTAACTGAGAAGGTTCATGAAGAAACACCAACTGAGAAGGTTCAAGAAGAAACACCAACTGAGAAGGTTCAAGAAGAAATACCAGCTGAGATGGTTCACGAAGAAACACCAGCTGAGAAGGTTCAAGAAGCTGAAGAGACAGATGAAGCTGAAGAGACAGATGAAGCTGAAGAGACAGATGAAGCTGAGGAAGTTGAAGGGGCTGAAGCAGATGATTATGACGATGATGAAGATGATGAACTTGAGATTGATGAGGAGGATCTTGTAGCGTTCGATCAAGCACTGAGAGACGATTTAGCAGGATTCTATGACAAAAATGTACAACATATAGAAGATGAGGAGGACGAAGATGAGAACGAAGACGAAGATGAGAACGAAGACGAAGACGAAGATGAGGACGAAGATGAGGACGAAGATGAGGACGAAGATGAGGACGCAGATGAGAACGAAGACGAAAATGAGGATGAAGATGAAGAGGGAGAAAATGATGAAGATGAAGTGATCGAAAATAACGAATGTGTTGAAGAGGAAACAGAAGAGGTTGAAGAGGACGAAGTTAAGGATGTTAAGGGAAAGGAAGTTAAGGATGTTAAGGGAAAGGAAGTTAAGGATGTTAAGGGAGGTAAAGGTACTAAATCAAGTGGTGTGATTGAACAAGCAGTCAAACAATTAATAGATAAGACAAGGAAAAAAACACCACTTGTACTCAAAACAGACAAATCAAAGGAGATTTCGATGTTAGAAAAAAATTATTTACAAGATGATAATGATAGTGTTGAAGAGCACTCCTTCAGAAAATTTACTGACCTCGTCAAAAGTAAAAGAGAAATGAAAAAAAAATGATTGCATTAAAATCGCATATGGTATGCTTATAAAATGTTCGCAATCTTCAGTTTACTCATATCTTTTTGGGTCATTTTTTTGCTGATCCTCTATATGACATTTGAAACACTTTCGAATAGCTGTTTCAAATGCAGTGAACCTGCTTTTAATTTGTGTCCTGTTTGTCAGTTGTGTCATTTGTGTTGTAATTGCCAAAGTTAAATATTTTTTGTTTTATAGATTAAATTTATTTTCTGTTGATATAGTATAACAAATGATGACCTACGTATTCATAGCGATTGGTGTGGCGATTATGACTGCTTTGTTCCTCTATGTAGATAGTCGCCTCTTTGATAAGCCCAAGAAAAAACAAACATACTTCAAGGTGATTTGCATGAATATAGCAGTCGTGCTCGCAACTGTTTATCTTTTAGAATGGTTATCTCCTACTAGTAATATTAAAGATGTGGTCAAATCTACCTCGAGCACCCCTAAAATCGTTCCTAGTGGCCCAGTTGTGAAGGTACCCGAAATTGGTGAGGAAATGATCGGCGGTGATGCCCAATTCTAGACTTTTTGTTGCGTATAAATTTTATTTTAGATTTATGGGCATGATATATATTGTATATCATGCCCTCACGACATACTAATAACACAGATGAAGCAGTTACCGTTCAATTAAGAAAATTCGACATGAATTCAATTGGAGACAGTAAAGTTATTTTATTCATTGGAAAACGAGGCACAGGTAAGTCAATCCTGGTCCTTGATTATCTGTATCATCACCGCGAATTCCCTCTAGGAACGGTCATTTCTCCAACGGATAACTTTAATTTTACGTATCGCCCTCACATTCCAGCTATCTTCATCCATGAAGAGTACACACCAGAGCTAATGTCACAGTTTCTCAAACGGCAAAAAGACCTTTGTGAAAATTGTAAAACTGATCCAAAATACTCTAAAGTTGATCCTCGAGCGTTTATGGTTCTAGATGATTGTCTAGCAGATGCACCTGATTGGATTAAAGATAAAAATATCAGGTGGATATTCATGAACGGCCGTCATGCTAGAATTACCTTCATTTTGACCATGCAATACTGTATGGGTATCACACCTAATCTAAGAACTAATGTCGACTATATTTTTGTATGTAAAGAACCAAAGCTAGGTATTCAAAAGCGTTTGTATGAACATTATGCTGGTATGTTTCCTTGCTTTGAAATGTTTCGAACAACGCTTAATAAAGTCACAAAAGACCGAGGTTGTTTAGTAATTAACAATTCGTCAAACAGTGATAAATTAGAAGATCAAGTCTTCTGGTACCGTGCTGATATCGACAAACCTGACTGGCAAGACTTCAAATTATGTTACCCTATCTTCTGGGAAAAAAACGAATATATTTTGTCCGGTAGTAAAAAGAAAAAGAAACCGGTTGATTACAACCAACTCGTAACTAAAAGAAACCAAATTAATTTTACTGTTCAACAACTAGATTCGTAAGCTAACTACAAATTTCACCTCTTGATCTTGATGTAAGCAAGCTACCTCAAGCTCATCAATAACCTATTGATAATAACTTGTCATTATTCCGAAAAAGTGTGCTAATTTTTCACCAACATAATCAATTGCAGTATTATCTTTGTAAAGCATTTTAACAGTGCATCTTTGTCGATCATTTTTTTTTGTTGGAAGAGAAGTTACTTAGGAATAACAGAGATATCAATCTTATATTGATTGATTATGAAAAAGAAGACCAATGTTGACTTAGACTATAATAAGCAAATTAAGCAATTTAGTCATGATTATAAACAACTACCAGTCAAGAGAAAGCGGCTCAAAAGTTTACAACATAAATATGAATTACTCCTTCAGAAAAAACAAGATGAATTAATCACGGAAGATATAGAAGCCTTATATCAGATGAAAACTGAACTAGAACTCCTCAGAAAAGAGATCACCAATCTCGAACAAAAAACCGATATTACTGATTTCTATCTCAAAAACAGTGAACTGTTAATTAATTATTATGAAAATGACAGGAATAAAATTCCACATAGTCCCACTAACCATAACAGCCCAAGTCGTTCATCAACACCCAGCATTTTACATTTCTTTGGGAAAAAGAACACCACTGCTACAACGACACCCACCAATACCATGCACGGTCGAGCTGATATGTATGAACAATATTTATCGCAAAATGACCCACATTACGTCGGAAACATAGAATACGATCGCAGTGAAGATTATTGTAATCGTTGTGGAGTCCATCGTGATCTCCTACCGAGTGAAGCGGTTCTGGTTTGCCCTAACTGTGGAGAACAGATACAGACCATTATGGAGGCTGATAAGCCTTCTTACCATGATCCACCCCACGAAAATATGTACTTTGCATACAAAAGAATTAACCACTTTAAAGAGCAATTAGCACACTATCAAGCCAAGGAAACGACCAAAATTCCTCAAGAAATTTATGACGTTATCTTAGTTGAATGCAAAAAAGAAAAGCGTACAGATTTGGCGACGTTGACTAAAAAAAGGGTAAAGAAATACCTACAAAAATACATTCATATGGGTTACAATAAATATTATGAAAATATTAACCAAATAATTTGCCATTTGAACAGTATTCAACCTATCTCCTTTACACCTGATGTAGAAGAAAAGTTTTGTAACATGTTCATGAAGATTCAAGAACCATTTGAACGGCATTGTCCACCAGATCGAACTAATTTCTTATCTTACACTTATGTCATTTATAAGTTTTGTCAATTGGCTGGATACAATGAATATCTACCGTATTTCAATTTATTGAAGTCAAAAGACAAACTGCGTCAACAGGATAAAATTTGGAAAAAAATCTGCTTAGACTTGGGCTGGACTTTTCACCCATCAACTTAAAAATTGCGTGGGAATGTGGACAGTATGAATGTACCAAGTTTATTTTGGAACGACAGTAAGATCCTATTGATAACAAAAAAAAATTGATTTTATTTTTTTTAAATTTATATATTTTATCAGACAGATGGCAAAAGTATGTATTGTTGGGTGTGGGTTTGTTGGATTTTCATTGATCGAGTGCTTCAGCAGGAAGCACAAGGTTATCGGATATGATATTAGCGAGAAACGTGTTGCGGAACTCAAGGAGAAGGCCCCACTCGATAATGTCACATATACCAGTAATCTCGAGGATACCAAGCAATGTGAACTGTTCTCTGTAGCGGTTCCAACACCAGTTCGTGATGTGGGTGAGAATAAGGAATTTGATCTATCGATTGTAGAGGGTGCAATGAATACCCTCTACAATCACCTACGAGATGGTTCTGTGCTGGTTCTTGAGAGTTCAGTGGCTGTTGGTACTAGTGAAAAGTTCCTCAAGCGTTTCCGTGAGCGTGGAGTTTTCTGTGGATTTTCTCCTGAGAGGGTTGACCCAGGGCGTAAGACACCTCGCGATTGGGAGATACCTAAGATCATCTCTGGCTACGATCAGGAGAGTCTCCAGATGGTCCGCCAATGGTATGGTAAGGTTTATGACACGGTTGTTCCAGTTTCTTCAACCAGAACAGCTGAAATGTGTAAACTATTCGAAAACTGTTTCCGAATGGTTAACATTGCATATGTTAATGATATTGCTGATGCTTGTGTCAAGCATGGTATTGACCCTCTGGAAATGATTAATGCTTCATCAACGAAGCCGTTCGGGTTTATGCCATT